CTTAGACCCGCCTCCTCGTTGTCCCATATAGGGATCGGCCGAAACTTGACCGACTTCAAAAGCAACGAGATGGTGGCGTCCAAGAGTATCCCCGTAGTGGCTGACCACTCCGTAAGCCTGTTGATGAGAGAATACCGGTCCTGTGGGGTCCGTAGCGTCTTGCAGAATACAGCTCGGACAGGTGACCCCTTGTAAAAGTCACCACCACAGGATTCCCGAAAGGGTCCCTCAACAAAGGACTTGGTCTCATTCACAGTATGACCTAGGAGGTGCAACAAGCGACGTACACTAGCCACAACCTCTCGGCTGCAGATTATGTCGTCACCGAAGACTCCCCAGGATGCGCTGCTTATCTGATCGTTGGCCTTCCGTGTGGGTAGGCCATGATGGATCAGCGCTGAGACCACGACTGCTGCAAACACAAGCGTCTCAAGTGGAAACGTATAACCGTTCCCCATTGTAGACAGCATGTGCAGCTCTAGCTCACTACCATCTGGTAGCGTGACGGAGGGATGTCGACCTATCTCTAGCCAGGAGAAAAGCCCTGGTGGGAGTATGGTCTTCATTGCCCTGTACCCGTTAAGGTCGGAGGCGCTCTTCAAATCAAGGGTTGAAATCTTGTTAAAGAGCGACCCGTACCTAGCTAGTTCGCGGTTCAACTCAGGTTGAGTGGTAAGGTCAATTCCGAAGAACGACCGAAGCCCGTTCCTGAGAATCTGTTCTACACCGAGCTGGTAAAGAATATTCAGCGAGGCCTCGATACAGATTACCCGCGAGCAGTCCCTATCTTTTGGGGCGAAGGTAAGACGACTACCCCTGACTACCTCGACCGGTCCAAACTCGTCGATCCTGGCCTCCTCGGCCAGTTCATAGAGTTCCCGGTCCTTAGTGTAGTCCCTGTACAATTTATACAGGAGGTGTGACGAAGACGTCAGCTCACTCGAGAAAAGCTTCGTGTAGAAACTCTCCCCGATAGCGCCTAGGCTCGACCCAGGACCGGTCCTCGCATTCGAAAAGATTTGAATGTGAGAGCCGATCAAGGGCTGTCCATCTTGGTGATAAAAGTTATCCAGCACGCCTTTAAGCGTGTTGAATAAAGCTTCATCCCAAGGCGTCTCAAGGCGTAGCTCCCAGTCCCGACAGCGGTTATTTGCCGCCTGGAACTTGGCTAGCGCGTTCGCATCAGCCTCAGCAGACTGTTCGTCCTGGAACTTACGGACGAAGTCTCTGGCTAGCTGGTACGCCGCGTATTGCTTAGTGGAGGAGCCTATTGGGGCAACGAGCTGGTCCGTTTCCGGATCAACCCATTCCGCCAAATCACACCGGAGGGTCTGGTAAAGAGCAGATGCACTAACGCGCACCATGTGTTCACCTCTCACAGGTTGTTAACAACAAACGGAGATTCGATGGTTCTTAGAGTAGAAGCTTGAGGTATGTTTGCACGAATTCCACAACTGCGTGGAAGACCTCGGGCAACATATACAGAAAGAAACCTCCAGCTACTGTTCCGGCGAATATCAAGCCAAACTCCATGCCCCCTTTCGGGCGCTTAGGAGGTGACTCAAAGGACACCGGAAACACAGGTATCACCGATGCCAGCGCTCTGCTGGTTAAGTGAACCAATACCCGCGGAAATCATCGCCCTCACCTCGGCGGCAGCGTACGAATCACACCCGGCCGGGATCTCGAGTTCAACTCGAAAGAGCCCGATCGCTGGTACCTGATTTGCTGCAGGCATCATGCCCTTGCGGACGATCTGCTTGTACGTGTTCCGAGGAACAGAGGTGATCACACCCGTTGTAGGATTGACCGTGCCGAGCGTCTTCAAAACAGCAGGACGCCCAAACATGATCGTAAACGG